CTTGGCGCGGCGGATCAAGGCGATCTGCTGGTGGTGCCACCAGCACACCGAGGTCCCGGAGACGGACGCGTGGCTCGTGGCCAACGCCGTCACGGACGAACGGATCGAGGAGCTCTACCGGAAGGCATGGGAGAAAAAGCCCGCAGGGCGCATGGGAGGCGTCCGGCGTCCCGATGCTCTACGGAACCGGGATCGCCTGGGACGACTTCCACCGCCCCTCCGAATACCACGGCACCCCCGAGTAGGCTACGACCGGACACACATTTTGGCCTATAACCCTAATAACTTACGAATTCATTATCTGATCGGTTATTATCCATATAATCTCTAACCGAATCGGAAACCAAACAATCCACCAGATTCTTCGGCATCGGTAAGTATGGGATCAATAATATAATCACCAGCATCAAACCCAATCGATTCCGCCTGTTCCAACCGGTCAGAATTCAGGGTGACAATATACTGAAATCCGATCTCATCGGCTAAACGAGCTCCGATATTCAGACACGAAGTGATTTGCCTGTCATCCATTGAATCAAACAGACGACTATCGTGAACCAAAAAACGCGGAGAACGCCCCTCTTTGATAGCTGCATTCAGACATACCATATCAAGAATAAACGTTTCTACCTGCGCTATACCTGCTGATGCATCACATTGTATGCGCGGTTCAACACGCAATATACCATCCGTAGTATCCTCAATGATTAGCGAAGCCGTACGATCTCCATACACTTCACGCCCAAGTTGGTTGAAAAGCGCAATTGCTTCATCAATTTGACCTTGTTTCTCCTCCAGCTGTATGCGCAACATAGTTCTAGTGGAATTAGCGCGCTCGTTGAGAGCCAATCCGTTATCAGTGAACTGGTGAACAAGATCAAGTTGGTGACGAAGATCTTCCACTTTCGCGTCCAATTCATTCAGCTCTTGCTGAGCATTGTGAAAAGTTTCCAATGCCATAGACGACTCCAGAAGTTGCATGATACTAGCACGTTCTTCATCCAATTGGCACACGCGCTTCTCATCTTCAGCCAATTGCCTACCAACAGATTCGAGCTCGGACTGAAGAAATAACCTGCGATTCCTTACGACAGAATGATGGAATTGTCGGACATCCTCATATCTTTTTAACGATGCCTCAGGAAGCACAATCCCAATTTCTTGGTACATGGATCGCAAGCGCTGATCGCTTCCCCTAGCGTCTTCCTTGGTTTCCTCACTCTCTGTCTGAATCGCTGCTTGCAGTTCAGCCTGTCGTTGACGAAGAATCACGATCCCATCGTTAAGCTGATGAATTTTTTGAGAAAGTTCGTCGGCTTTCTTCTGGTGCGATGCATACTGTTCATCAACTTTAAATAAGTTAATATTGCTGGCTATATTATCACGCTGTGATTGCAGAGAAACTAAAGCTGAGCGTATTTCTGCCTCATTCATAGAAAAACCGGGGAACGCACCATTTTTAATAGCATGGCGTATGGATTGCCGACTTTTCTTAAGTTCATAAATTTCGCCCGCACTGTTCAACACTTTGGGGGATAACCCAAGAAGATATCCAATGCGAGCACCAATTTCCCATTTACTATTTGAAGCATGAACTTTAGTTGCATGATCAAATTCAGTACGAATAGATTGTGCTACTAATTCTCCCACTGTAGGATGTAGCACACTATTATCAAGACCATATACGCTACCAACTAACTTTTTCCACTCATCAAGAGGAACTGAAGCTCCATTAACTGTGAGTTTGGTTTGTGATCGCGTAGGCCTTGTCACGATAGTTTTGCCAGATGGTAAAGATAAATGAGCCGTGAAGGAAAAATCAGATAGCTCATCAGCCTTCAATGGGCTGCGTCGGTCGATTGAACCTCCCAGCAAATATCGAAGTATCAGTATAAGACTAGTTTTACCAGCACCATTGCGACTGTCCACATTACTTGAGTCCACCGTGCGACGAGCAACAAGCAAATTCATTCCATCATGGAAATGCAACGTCTTAAATCTTGGGTCATTTGCGCTGACACTATGCAGGAACATGATGTATCATCAACCTCCCGCAGTTACCTTCTTCTAGCACTTTTATGCTATATAAGAAAGCTAGCGTTAACGCTAGCCAATCGAACGTGATCAATGACTCTCCGTCAGAATTACTGTAATTTGCCTTATAACTATCCCAAATTTCCGAGACAGTCATAGGATGTTTCATCAAGCTGATAACGGCAGCGCCAACAGTAAGTAATGCGCGCTCTTCGGCGAGACCCTTAGTTGGCAAAATCATCAAATACCCCTTGTACCATTTGCGCATCATGCCCATGCGGCAACGTCATAGATTGCGAAGCTGCATACGGATCTTCAAAAATATCACAATTATCAAAAAAATAAGAGGTAACAGCATATACGCCCAACGCTCGCGCACTATCAAGACGAAAGTCCTGACCACCAATAGCAATATAAAGTCTCTCTAAAATTTCATCTGCTTCAATTCCGACTCCTTTTATTCGTTTATAAATTGCTCTAAATTGTTGAGCCTTCTCGTCATAAAGTTCTGGATTTCCTTGCTCATTAAACCATCGTGTGATTCGCGGTGCCAATTGACGCCCATTGTTGAATTCGATTTGAGCATGTTCACTAAGATTATTGAATTTCATTTTCTCAGAGGAAACCACACCAATACGGACATCCCCGTCTTTATTCTGGACAGGAGCCTGTACGGAGTCAATAAGCTCAATCAAGATTTCAAGACCAACTTCTTGGACATGCGGAACCCCCGGCAAGAGATAGTTTAATTTCTCATCGTCAAACTGAGAGACGATGTTCCTCCACAAATCCTCAGGTTTCCACACCTCAAGCTGAATATATTTATTCAGATTCCCATCATGCTGCTTACGTAATTCTAGGAGCTTTTCCGTTGCCAATGGCCCAAACCGAGCATTTGTCACAAAACGCCATACACTCATTTGCGACCAGCATTGCAACGCACGGTTAAAATCTGATTCCAATTTGGAAACTAAATTACGTTCTCCTGCAATATGTGCATTCGTTCCATAACAGGCGTAGATAACAGCACCGTTCTCTGCAATGCCATCACAGCCACCATCCCCAAGAGAACCCGATGGGTCAGGGTTGATGAATTCACCCCCGTAGAATAGCTTCAAAATCGATGTCACATAAGCTTCAAATTCATTACCGGTTCGTTGAATACAGAGAGATATATGCCGGTCATGATACCAGCTCTTCCACGCTGAATCTTTCATGAACATACACCCCCCTCCACCTCAGGAACCAATTTGCCTTAGTGTAGCCAAGAGACAAGACTGATCTGAGCATAGCAGCACAAAGCGATAATGAAGTGCTCGCGCATAGGTTTACATCTCCTCGAATTCCCGCGTCGAGACGGCGGTATCGAACAGGCCGACCCTCGTATTGCTTTCGTGTTTGTCGATGCCGGCGTATGAGTGACTATCATCTTCGTAGCGCTTGAACTTGCATACGGTATCGTTCATGTGGACGCTATTGAACACGTTCAGACTGAACAATGGTTCGGAATCGTCCTTGGTCAGGTCTGTGACTCTTTTGAACAGTCCGGTTCGAGCTTGGCAATCATGTCTCACCGCTTCTGTTCATGGTATTCGGTCAGATACATGGAAACAGGACTGCGCGTGGCGAACTTGATCAGTTTCTCCTGTACCTGCTTACGAAGTCTCTTGTCCCCTTGTCTTCGAAGTAATCGGCATAGCCGGTTTTCAATCCAAGTGCGAGGTCGAACCCGTTGCCCAATATGATGAGCTGGCGATGATATGGATCTGAGTTTTTCACGGAATTCACATCCCCAGTTAGAAGGATTCGGGATCGTGTATGTCGACTTCGCGTACTTCTTGGTAGATGGCGGCGATGTCGTTGAGGTTGATGCGGAATTGACTGCGGGAGTGCGGCGTCCATTTGCCGTTTTTGAGGGTGGCCTTGTCTCCGGGATCGTAGACGGCTTTGCTGTCTTGGAAGGCTTGGAGGAACAGGCCGAAGCTGGTGGAGATGCCGAGGGTGATGAGCGGCCCGAATTCCACGATGGTGTCACCGTCTTCGTCTTCGCGCAGGTAGGGAATGTATGCGGCACGGTTGTGCTTGCGCTGCCAGTGTTCGAGGAGTTTGAGGTAGGACCATCCAGCAGCGAGGTTCCTCGTTCCGGTCTCGTATAGGGCGATCATTCCGTTGGGATCGAAGTGTCTTGCGTCGGTGAAGCCGTCGAGCGTCAGTTCGAGTTTGGCTTCCGGCTTGTCTTCGTTGTCGCGTCGGAAGTCTTTCGTGGTGAAGTAGTAGCTGGTGGGATTGCCTTGTTCGTCCCATGTGTTGGGGTGTCCGTAGCGCAGCACGAATTCGGCCTGCGTGTGTTGGGTGATCCATCCTCGATCCGGTTGTGGTGTGAAGAGCGTGACTTTGTGGTTGTAGCGGCGGTCCAAGGATTTCTGTTTGATGGCCTTGAGCTCCCAGATGTCGAAGTCGGGTCCGGGGATGGCGTTCTCGCCGACGCCCAGTTCCGCTTCCAGAGTGAATCCGGGTGCGTTGGGCGCGGTGTAGGGTTTGTCAATGCTGCCGTCGTTGCGCAGTCGCCATGGGATGATCTTACGGCCGACGATGTCCAGCAGGGCGTGTTCGAGCACGGAGAATTCGCCCGGTTGCTGTTCGGTTTGGTAGACGAGCGGGCAGAGATGCCCACTTTCGAACGTGTCCATGTCGAGTACGTATCGTGTGGCCGGGAACCGGCTCCGACGACGAGGCCAACGACGTGATCGATCTCGCCGGCGACATTCTTCACCGGACCGAGGAACAGGCAACGGTTCATTTCATGACCGCGTTTCGTATCACTCATCAGCTCATTGGGAGCCTGTTCGCACCCCCTGAGGAAACCGGAAAACCGCACTTCCGGATATTGCGGATAAAAGCACAGCCTCGCTTGCGGAGCGTCATATACACCTTCGGGTGTGACCCACTTCCACGGTACGGGGATCTGGATGACGGGATTGCCGGCTTTCTTTTTCTGCGATTTGCCGGGCGTGTACGACGGTGTACCCAATGGAAGGAAAGAGAGGTCGGACGGGTCGCTAGCGAGCCATACCTGCTGTTTGGAGTTGTTGTTCGCGACGAGTCGTTTGCCCCAGATACTTTCCGCACCGGCATGAGTCAACAGGTCGTGAACTTGATCGATGGTCGCAGTATCGTACCATTGGGCTTCATTGGCATGGGTATCGCACATGTATACAACGATACCCATGCCTTGGGAATACTGACGACAGCAACGCCGGTAGAACGCCTGCGATCAGTCGTGGCCAGCTCCAGCTATGGCGAGTTGGCGTGTCTTCTGGATCGTGTGAATCGTAGTGTCAGCGTTTACGGCGTCGTCGACGAGTTTGCCAAGTTCCTCCTCCTGCATGACCCTGAGGATGTGGGGACGCATAATACGTGCGACTTCGGCCACGGCGGGCACGACCACGGAGTTGCCGAACTGGCGGTACGCCTGCGTGTCCGACACGGGAATGCGGAAATCATCCGGATATCCCATCAGACGGGCGCACTCACGCGGCGTGAGCCGACGCGGCCGCCGGTCATCGCCTTGGGCAACGAGGATCTCGGAACCATCCTTGTGATAGCGGGCCGACAAAGTGCGCGACACCATGTCGGGAGTCACCAGCCCGTAGCCGAACCCATGCCCCAACGCCTCGTGCTTCTTCCTGTAGTCCTGTAGATACTGCCATAGACGCGGGGTGAGCGTGTACTTCTCCCGCACACGCTGATGTTCGAAGTCGAAGTACTTGTCGCCATCCCACGGCAGATACGGTTCGCTGCCGTCCGTCCTGTGCAGGATGTCCGCGAGAACCGGCTTATGCTCGGGGAATTTGAGATCGTCCCATGTGAAGTCGGTCTTGGAGCGGAAGCCGACGATGTAGATGCGTTCCCTATGCTGGGGCACGAAATGCTGGCCGTCGATGACCTTCCAATGCACCTCATAACCCAGTTCGTCACGCAGCGTATCAAGAATGATCTTGAACGTGCGCCCCCTGTCGTGCGAGGTGAGGTTCTTCACATTCTCCAACAGGAACGCGGCCGGACGCTTCGCCGCGATGATACGCGCCACATCGAAGAACAATGTGCCCTGCGTCTTGTCCCTGAACCCGGTCTCCCGGCCTAGACTACGCTTCTTCGACACACCAGCCAAACTAAACGGCTGACACGGGAACCCGGCCAACGCCACATCAAAATCGGGAATGTCGTTCGCATCGACCTGCGTGATATCTCCCGCCATCGTCTCCGCGAACCCGTAGTTCGTCCGATACGTGCGCGTCGAGAACTCGTTCCACTCCGACGAAAACACCGCATGCCCACCCACTGAGGCGAACCCGCGACGGATCCCGCCGATCCCGGCGAACAAGTCGATGTCGCGGAAATCCCCGCCAGTCTCTTGCGTCGTGCCATAATACAGGTCACGCAACGCGGGAACATACGCCGGCTTGCACTCAACCTTACCCGACTCCCAACGCTCCACCGTCGACATCGACACCCCCAACGACTCCGCCAACTGACGACGCGTCATGCACTCACGCAAACGCTCGATCAACACGTTCGGGTCGTCAGCATCCTCCAGATATGCCCGATTAATCTCACTCACGGGATGATTATATGTCATTATGATGACAATAATTCCCAGATATCGCTTAAATAAGACGTCAACACTGTTGGAGAAGCGGAAATCGCGAAGGCCTGATTGGTTCGACTTACTTGTACGTTGCCGCAAGAAACAGAGCTGAGTACCATGGATATGCGGTAGGAGAACGGATTGTCGCCAAAGGCGGTCAAATGCAGGAATATGATAGTACCTTTATCCCTTTAGGGACGGCGTTGGCATAAATAGAATATATATTCCATCAATTTATCTAATTTGTAACATCTGAGCAAAACAATAATCATTATAGAAAGTGCAACTATGAAAAAACAATTAACTGAACAGCAAGTTCTTGATCTATTGGATATTCCAGACTTTAGGCACTTGTCAAAAGACAAGGTTATGAAATTCACGTCGTCATTACCTGACATGGAGCCCAGTGTCGCTATTTCTGCACTTCAGCAGTTTCCCAAGTTTGCAGAAACTTCTATAGAAATAATAGAATGCTATAAGCAAATAGTCGGCAAAGAACTAGATCATAACGCCGATAACATGAAATCTTTTAATGATACATGTCAAGTAGTTATTGTTTCACTACAGTCATTGCTAGATAAAGACGACTTAACATTTGAAGAGAAGAATAAGGTTATCGATAAGATGATGTCCGTACTTCAAATGCAAGCAGACAAAGATTCAGAAAATAAAAAATGGCAGCAAAAGATTCTTTTCGGACTCGGTGCCATCGTTACCGTCGCAGTGGGTCTGCTGGCCGCATCGATTGGAGCTAATGCAGAAATTAAAACAAAAAATGACGATGAGGATGCAGATTAACGAACATGCCGAAGTTCATTATCCTGCGATCTCTTTTACCACCTGTTGAATAATCGTGTACACGGCTTGGGCGACGCCGACGACTGCGGCGAGGATGACGCCCCATCCGTACCCGGTGAAGCCGCCTGTGGCGGCGATGGCGATCACGCCGAGTAGTAGGGATATGGCGAGGGATGTGATGGTGGTGTACCCGTCTAGGATGTATTGCTTGAATGCTTGGATGAGGGCTGGTGCGATGAGTGCGACGATGGCGGCCGCGAGCGTGGTGGCTTCGGAAATATCCATGAATGGTCTCCTTAGTTGACGTGACGGTTGGATATGGGCTTGTGGCCTCCGGCGGCGTATCGCCGAAGGCCACAGCCGGTTGGTAGGTTCAGTAGCGGAGTTGCTGCCCCGAGCGGATGAGGTTGGGGTTACTGATGTTGTTGAGTTGGGCGACGCGTTGCCAGCCGGTTGCGCCGAAGATCCCGCTCAACGTTTCGCCGTGTTTGACGACGTGGATCCGCGTACCGGTTCCACTGTTCGTTGTGGTGGCGGTGCCGTGGTAGGTGACGGTTTGGCCGGGCCAGATCCGGTTGATGTTCCCGGAGGGCACGTGCCACGCGTTGAGCGGCCATAAACCGGTTCTGGCGGCGATGCCGGAGATCGTGTCGCCGGAGCGTACGACCACTCTGTATCCGCTACCAGTTGTAGCCGGTGGGCTTGGCTGCGTAACCGACTGCGGCGCGGGAGTCGGTGTCGGGATAGTGGCGTGGCTATTGGGGTTGGCGTATTTGTTCCATTGTTCGCGGGTGCCACGGAAATAATTGAGATCCAACGGTCCTGTGTATCCGTTGATGCGTCCGTTGCTGGTGTATTGGCGCATGGCCTCCCCATAGCGCCCATAGTTCCACGGGCGCACCTGCCAGCCAGTCATGGCGTTGGATGCGTATTGTGCGACCCACAGCCCGCATTTGGCTCGCACGTCGGCCGGGATCTGGTGGATGAATGCGGCGCTGACGTAGACGAGCGGCCACACGCCCGTACGCGCATGCACGCGGTCGGTGAACGCGCGGATCCAATTACCATTGCCCCACGCCGTGTTCTGGTAGCTTTCCCAGTCCAATACGAGCACGGCCCGCCCGATGTGTGTGGGGGGGGCGGATCGTGTTCACGAAATGGTCGGCTTCGCGGGTCGCGTCGCCTCCGCCGGCGTAATGGTAGAAGCCGAGGCTTTTCCCTTTGCTCTGCACGCATTGGGTTTGGCTGGTCATGGCCGGGTTGGTGTATCCGACGCCTTGAGTGGCTTTGACGACGGCGAAATCATAGTCGGTGGTGCAGGTGATGTTCGCGGGCTGCCAGCTGGACACGTCGATGCCGTGCATGTCGGCCATCGCCGTGGGCGTGACCGTGAGCATGGCGAGCAGCGTGACGAGTATCGCGAGCAGTCGTTGTCTGAATCGGGTGGTGGACATGCGGTTGTCCCTCTCTTACGAGTGAAGCCCTTCCATGGATGTGGTTCCGTGGAAGGGCTTCGGTTGGTGGATGGTGGTGTGTTGTTGTTTGGTTATGGGGTTGGGTAGGTCCAGTCGTTGCTGTCGAGTCGTCGCCGGTAGTCGTCGATGAGTTGCCGGTGGCGGACGCGACCGGGGCCGTTGCCGCCGAGGCGTGTGTATTCGCGTCCTGCGTCCAACTGGTGTTCGTGCTGCATACGGCTCGTGGTCGGCTGGAACAGGGACTGCCGGTAGATCTCAAGTTCGAGCTGTCGGATGGTCGCCGATCCGGCTATGGCCTGTTCGAGGTTGTCGTGTTGGTCGATGCGACGCAGGATCCATGTGGTGATGGCGGTGAGTGCGCCGGATCCGATGATCGCGCACAGTATGACGATCAGGAACTGGTTCACGTTATCATTCCGATACCGCTTAGGTGCAGGTCGAACGAGGGCGATACGACCACGTTGACGTTTGCGTTGGTGGGATACAGCTGAAAGGATCGACTGACTCCACTCGTGGTTTGGAAATCGAGGGTGACGGTGTTGGTGTCGAGGACGGGCTTGGCCGTGACACGCAGCCAATCCACGAGGGACGGGTCGCTTGCGTTGATGCAGCTGATGGTCTTGCGGATCGTTCTCGGTGATCCCATGCTGGTGGACGCGTATATGTTCGGCAGAATCTGTATGGTGACCGGCCCTTCAAGCGCCCATGAGGAATACTGGGCATTGGGAGTCAGGGTGACCAGTGCGTCGTAGTACATGCCCTAGCTTCTGGACATGATCACGGTTGCGATGTAAAACGGTTCGGCGTAAAGGCCTGAGCGTGTGTATGCAAATTGTTGGCGATCCACTCCCATGCTTCCATCGACTGCGACATACATGCCTATGCCGGGTTTGACGATGCCGGCCGTGTCTTCAGTGGCAACGCTTCCCGCATTTCCGGGGTCGCCTTTGTCGCCTTTCTCGCCTTGTTTGCCGCGTGGCAGTCCGAGTGTCACCAGTAGGTCGCCGTTTGTGTCCGTGCTGGTGGCGACGGTGGGGTCGGTCGCGTCCAGTGCGGTGGCTTCGATCTGGCTGATGCCGCGTCCGCGTGGGATGGCGAGGAGGGTGCGTTTCCATCCGTTGCCTTTGAGCGTGCCAGAGGCTTTCTGATTGGGGTTGAGCGCGGTGATGGTGCCGCCATTGATGCTTGCCGTGTCGATGAGTTGTCGGGCTTCGTCGATGGTGTCGTGCAGATCCTGCAACGGATCGACGAGTTCCGGTGCGGCGGGATTGAGTCGCGCGGGTTCGATGATGGCGGGGATGTTGCGGCTTGCGATGATGGTGTCGTCGGCGTCGATGATGTCGATGCCTAGCACGGTGTGTTCCCCGCCCTGCAGGAGCAGGGCTCGTGGTACGGGCGTGGCGAAGCTGACTCGGCGTATACCGGTCGGTGTGTCTGTGTTCGTGGTGGCGGTCATGGCCGTGTATCCGCCCGCACTGTTCGGATCCGTGGGATCCCGGTTCCATGTCAGTCGCGCGCTCAGCCCGTTGAGGTCGTCCACGTCCCGGCCGCCGTCGGTGATGTGGAAGGCGAGGATGCGTCCGTTGATGTCTCCGGCGTTTAGACGGATGGGTGGCGTGTAGTCGTTGGCGAGATCGAGTGTGGTTTCGATGGTGCGATAGTGTGCGATTTCCATGACAGGTGGCTCCTTACTCGCCGGGTTCGGGTTGTTTGGTGAATGCGCCGTTGGTGAATGTCCATGTGCTCGACGTGTCGGTCAGGCTGATGGTTTCGCCGAGGATGATCATGGTGGTGCCGTGTTGGAACGTGGTTTCCGTCTGCGTGTGCTGGATGATCCGCGCGTGTTCCGTCGCGATGCTTGCAGCCGTGTCCCACGAGTCGGCGTTGGCGTCGACCGTGCTGGCGGCTTGGTCCCATATGGGTTGGCGTGCGGTGAGGGTGTCGCCGGTGTCGTTCCACAGATGTTGTCCGTTCGTGACCATGTTCGCGGTTGCGTCCCATACGGGTGCGCGTTCGTCTACTGTCTTTTGGGTTGCGTTCCATATGGTCTGTCGTTCCGTGAGGGTGGTGCTGGCTTGGTTCCATGTGGTTTCGTGTTCGTCGAGCGTGGCTGCGGCGTTGTTCCATGCAGAGGATCTGGCGTTCACCGTGTCGGCGGCTGTGTTCCATCGTTCGCCGTGTTGTTGGACGGTGTTGCTGGCGGTGTTCCACTGGTGTTGCTGGTCGATGACGGTTTGGGCGACCTGATCCCATTTGGATGCGTTCTGGCCGACTTGTTGGCTGCTGCCGTTCCATATGGCCGCGTTCGCGGTCATATGGTCGAGTCGTTGTTCGGTGGTACGCGCGGATACGGTGTAGCGTTCGATGATGTTGCCGATCGTGATGGTCGACAGGCTTGGGTCGAGCAGGTCCTCTTCCAGTCGGAGCACGCGTCCCGCTAGGCGCAGGTCGGGGGTGAATGTGGTGTCCACGAGCGTCACCCGGTCGCCCAGCGCGGCGTTGGTCGTGTTCATGCCGGCGCGTGTGAGGCTGAGCACGTCGGCCTCGTAGCTGATTGAGGGTGTGCTGCGTCGTTCAAGTTCCGCTCGGGTTTCGGCGAGCAGTTGGGTCGGGTCTTCGCAGTCGCCGTTTTCGTAGATGCCTTCGCTGGGGTGGATGCGGGTGCTGGTGAGCTGGTTGAGTTGGATGTCGTCCACGTACATGACGGTCGTGGGTTGGTCGAGCCATATGCGGATCCTGCTGGTGTTTGCGTTCACGGTGAACCGGCGTAAGGTTTGCGTCCATTGCCCATTGTTCGTGATGGGTTCGGGCGTGATGTCGGAGGTCGGATACATGGTCACGTTCTGCGTGACCCGAAGCCTTATCGTGGAGCCGGCCGGCCCATACGTCCACAGGGAGAGCCGGTATTCACTTCCACCGTTCACGTTAACTGCGTCGCACACGGCCGATGTGGCGCAGGTGGTCGTGTCCTCGCCCATGCGCAGCATCTTCGAACCATTGTGGGGTTTCACCGTATTGTCGGAGGCGATCACGGCGCCAAGGAACGCGGCGGTCGGCGAGAACAGCCATGTGGGCGTGTTGCGCTTCTCGAATCCCGGATCCGCAACAAGCTGCGCACCCAGTGATTCGACAGCCGGGCCGGGCAGTCCCCAGCGTTGGGTGGCTTCCGTGTCTTCGATGTAGGGCTTGCCGTTGTTGACGTCGCTGAAGTCGATGCGTCGCCCGTACCCGCCGGTCTCCTCGCCGTTCTCGTCAAGTGTGGGCAGTCCTTTGCCGTACCCGTACAATCGGGTTTTCACGCTACTGGCGTCGATGGTACGGGTGATGCCTTTGAGATCATGCCCGTACTCGAACCGGCGGGGATTGTTCTGGTCGCCTTGGATGGTGACGAGGTTGACGGCCCGGTCCGTGATTCGCGTATAGTCGGCGTCCATGAGCAGGCTGGTGGTGATCTCCAGCCCGTACTTGCCGACGATCGCGTGCACGGCCTCCAACACGGACACATGGTAGAAGCTCAGATCCGCCGCGCCCGTATCGTCGACGTGGCCGACCGTCCACCGCGTGCCTTCCAACGCTTTGGCGAGGCATTGGCGTGCGGTGGCCGACCGGTTGCGTTTGTCCGCGATGAACGTGTCGTCCAATTCCCGGAGACTGCCTTTGCACACGAGGTTGGTGACGATCCGGGATTGCTCGCGCCGGTGTTCCGGGGAAACGACGATAACCTCCTGCGGGACGCCGCGTGGATCCGTGAACACGAGCCGGTCGCCCTTGCCGACATCGCTTTCCCCGGCCAACGTGAGTTCGAGGATCCGCGTGCCGTCCACGCCACTAGCCCATTTCGCAGAGACGATCCCAGTCGGCTCGGGTTTCGGATCGCCCCACCGGTCGAAGCATGCGAAACGCATAAGTCCTCCTTGGGTTCGTGTCAGATGAGCCATCGCGGCGTGTAGGTCATGTATTGCGTATAGCCGATGACGGGCACGTTCTCCGTGGGCATGCTCCCGCCGAGCGTGACCGGGCCGGGCCGCATGCTCGGATAATCGTCGTCGAGGTGAATGAACCGGGGTTCACCTCGCCATAGGGTTTGCCGGTTCTCGCAGTCCACGAGCAGTTCGTGCACGTCCTCGGCGGTTTCGGCACCGGCGAGCGGGGCGTCCACACGTATCGTCCGCCCGTCGACGGTGAACGTGTGCGTGACCTTGACCGGCATATTCACGTTCGCCCGCTCCTGGACCAGCCTGTGGAACACGGGCCATGTCGGCCGGTTGCCTTGGATCAGCGCATGCACGGGCTTGCCGTCCATGGGCAGGTCGATGCGTTGCTCCGGGCCGTACGCGTATGGTTCCGCGTCCAAGGTGAGCGTGCATATACTCCATTGGAGTACGCCCGCCGTGTCATGGGTGTCCTCCCACGCGCCGACGGACAGGCGTCCCCGGTACACGCCCAGTTCGGTCAGTCCGCCGATCGTGGTTTCGCGCCCGTTGTGGCTGCCGATCAGGGCCTTGGCTTCGGTGATTTCCATGTGGTCGCCGGTCGCGGCCACCCGAATGGTGATCTCGCGTCGGTTCATGGCCGGATACCCGTGCTCGTCATCCAAGGTCATGTCCCAGCCGCCGGAACGCCCCGGAATCGCTTGGTGCATGGTGACGGGTTCCGCCTCGCCGATGCTGATGCCGCCGGCCATGGCGAATACCGCGAGATCGCCCAACGGCCGGCCGTTGATGGTCAGACGGCTCTTGTCGAGCCGCAAGCCCCGGATCCGGTTCATGGTCATGTCAGTAGCCCCTTGCCCTGCGATTGCCCAGAGCCTTGTCGATCGCCGGCGCGAGCTCGCCCGCCATCACACCCGTGTCGAGCAGCAGTCGCATGGCCGGCATGGAACGCAACGCCTCCGTCACCGCTTCGATGATGTCCTCCTTGGTCAGTCCCGTGCCGGTTCCGGCCAGTTCCGACCCGGATGTGGTATACGTGCCCATGGTTGGAGTCATTGGATCGATCGGGTTTATGGTGGTGTCGAACTCGAACGTTTTGCCGTGTGTGGCGTTATCGAACGCTTGGAACGCGCTGCTGGTGAGGTCCGTAGCGGCGTGGGTGACGCTTGTCGTGGAGTCGATGATGCCGTTCGCCAATCCGCGTCCGACCATCACGCCGACCGTGTCACGCATGAGCCGTGACGGGGATTTGATCCCGAAGAAACTCTTGACCGCGTTCCATACGTTCTTCGCCAATCCTAGGATGGCGTCCTTGATCGCGTTTCCCGCGTTCAATAGTCCGTTCTTAATGCCTTGGATAACGTTCCATCCGAGGTTGCCCCAGTCGACCAAGGTCAACCCGTTCCATATCGCCGAAACGATCTGCGGCAGTGCGGCGATGATCTGGGGTATGGCCTGGATGATGCCGGCGACGAGTCGGCCGAGCAGGATGATGCCGGTTTCGAGGATCCGTGGCAGATGCTTGGCGATGCCGTTGATGAACCTGCTGATGATATGCGGTAGCGCGGCCACGAGTTGGGGTATCGCGTCGATGACGCCCGTAATGAACTTCAGCAGCAGGTCCATGCCGGACGTGAGGATTCGTGGCAATAGTGACAGGATCCCGTCCGTGAACCCGGTGATGATCTTGGGTAGCGCGCCGATCAGTTGTGGAAGGGCGTTGATGATGCCTTCCGTGAATTTGGTCAGCAGATTCAATCCTGATGCGATGATCCTTGGCAGGTTGTCCACGATGCCCTGCACGAGCGTGACGATCATCTGTATGGCGGTCGGAAGCAGTGTGGGCAGTCCGTTGGCGATGCCGTTCACCAGTGTGGTCAGGATCGAAACCGCAGTGGTCAGCAGCTGCGGCAGGTTCGCGGTGATGCCTTGGATCACACTTGTGAGGAGCTGGAGTCCGGATTGCATGAGCGCGGGCAACTGGGTCGTGACCCATGTTTGGAAGCGGGCGATATAGCCGGGCAGGGTCACGGTCAGGAACTCCGTGACCATCGCGCCTAATTGGCCGCCGAGGCTTTCGTTCAACGCGCCCAACACGACGATCAAGGCTCCGAGGATGGCGGCGATGCCGAAGTATTTGATGAAGTTGGCGGGGTTGAAGAAGTTCAGGAACAGGTTGCCGATCCCGTTCAACCCGGTTTGTATCGGCGCGGCCAAGGTGGTGCCGAATCCTTGGAACGCGGTGCCGAACGCGCTCGTGACCGGTGCGAGGAACCCGCCGACCTTGCCGGCCAACGCTTGGAACGGTGCGGCGAGCTTCGAACCGATGCCCGTGACGCCCTGTTGCAACGGCAGGTAGATCTTGCTGTCGAACAGACCGACCAACGTCGAGCCCACATCCGCGAGTCCGGTTTTCATCCGGCCCGCCATGAGACCGAACACGCCGCCGAAGTTCGCGTCGATCAATCCCAGGGCGTTGCCCCACCGGCCGCCGAGATCCATGAACAGGCCACCCGCGCCGGAGACGATGCCCTTGAGCTTGCCGATATGACTTTTGGCCGAGGATACGAGGCCGCCGACCCCGTTGCCGGCCGTGGTGAACACGTCGAGGATCTGCGGCCCGTACCGGCCGATCCCCGTGAATCCGGCGAACGCGCCGACCAACAGACTGACATGTTCGATGATGTCCTGAATGCTGATGGAACCGTCCGCCATGCCGTCCGCGAACCGTTGGATCCACGGAGTCACGGCCTGAACCGCGTCGGCGAGTTTCGTTCCGAGCCGGTCGGCCAGCGGCTGCAACGCGGTGTTGACCTTGTCGATCACCGGGGTGAGCACGTTGAACACATCATGCAGCGCATTCAGCGCGGGCGTCGCCGCCTTCTGGCCGAGACGGCTCAACGCGGCTTTGACGTTCGCCAATGCTCCGGTGAATGTCTCGCCGGCGGCCAATGCGGATCCGCCGAGATACTTGTCCATCGCGGTGGCGAACGTCCGGAAGTCGATCTCGCCCGACGAGACCATGTCGGACACGTCCTGCGTGCTGACGCCCAACTGGTCGGAGAGCGCTTGCAGGACGGGCACGCCACGCGACGTGAGCTGGAGCATGTCATCGCCCTGAAGCTTGCCGCGTGCCATCACGCTAGTGAAGATCGCGCCCGCGTCGGAAAACCCCATGCCGGCGATCTGCGCGGTGTCGCCGATGGTCTTCAACACCTGGGTGAGTTGTTCGCCCGGTTTGATACCTGATGCGACCGCGCTGGCGGCCACGGTGGCGGCTTCGTCCAACCCGTAGGCGGTGCCTTTGACGGCCGCGTTCGCGTTCGCCATGATCTCGGTGATTTCCTCGGTCGTATGCCCGAGGCCCTTGAGCTTGGCTTGCGCGTTCTCGATGTTCAACGCTCGGGTGAACCCGCCCTTGGCGGCCAATGCGGTGATGCCGCCGCCGATGGTGGTGATCGCGCCGAGGCCGATCTTGCCGATCTTGCCGAAGCCTTTGACCGCCGTCTTGGTGACGCCGGTGAACATGTCGGCGAGTTTCGAGCCGCCTGATCGCACGCCGGTGGTCAGACCGTTGCCGAGTTGGGTTCCGAGTTTGGTTCCGGCACCGGTGGCGTCGATACCGTTGAGTTCCTTGTTGAAGGTCGAGCTGAGATCCTTGAACCGGGGAACGATGTCAACCCATGCGGTGGCCAGTGACGCCATCGGTGCCTCTCTTCGGTTATGTGTTGACCGTGATACGCGGTTTGTTCAGGTAGTCGTGCAGTGACTGCTTGTCCATGCCGACCAGATCGGTTTTGCGTACCACGTCACGACGGTTCGGATCATGCGTGGACGCGCCCGGGGGTTGCACGGGTTTGGGTTTCCTGCGTCCTTTTTGCCCGTCCTTGGTTTTCGCCCAGACGAGCCATCTGAGGCTGTATTCGATGCTGCGCAGCCAGAAATCAATGGGTTTCCATGCCATGCGCTTGTCCAACGCTCTGGCGAGCGGACTGCCCGCCTCGCAGTTGACGGCGATCAGGTAGATGTCATGCCATGACAGGATCGGGCGCCCAAGCCATCTGAGGCGGACACCCGTTTTCAACAGTTCGTATTCGAGTTCGTCCCTGTGATGGTCGATCAGCCACAGGACGGCGGCTAGTCTTTTGGGTTCTTGACCCACGCTTCGATGGAATCGTTCAACTGCTGCGGGTGGAGTTTGTCGAGTTCGTTGCGCGCCTCTTCGGGGAACAGTTCGTAGAACGCGTCGATGTCGCCGGCGGTGATACGCCGCAAATCCCCTAGGGTGAGGGCGTCGGAGGATTTGACCTTGTAGCGGGTTTTGGATCCGGGGAACTGCACGTCGATGGTTTCGGTTCCGGTCGGCTGGTAGTCGTTGATGATGATCGCCATTGTCGTGTCCTTACTATTTTGGTGTTTCGTCGTGTCCGAAAAAACAAAAAAGGAGCGCCCATGCCGGTGGACACGACGGGGGTTGCGGCATGGGCGAGGAGTATGGGAATTGTGCTACTTCGCGGTCTTGGCCGTGCGTTTCACGGTGCGGGTTGTGGTCTTCGCTGCCGTTTGGGCTTTTGCCAGAGAGGGTACGGTCTCGTCGGTGAACACGGCGGGTTCGCTCTGCGTCGACGGGGTGTCCGTGTTGGTGACGACGTGGGCGATGTATTCGTAGGCGGTGTTGCCGTCGGCGTCTGGCAGCGCGTTGATGGTCGGCGTGTAGGTGATCGGGTCGCCGTCCGCGTATTCGACGTCATCGAGTTCGCCCATCTTGCCTTGCGGTACGACGATGCGTTTGACGCGGTTGTTGGTCATGGCGAACTCGAACACGAGCAGCAGCAGCGGACCGTCCTTGCCGTTGTGCTTGACCTTGATGGTCTTGGCCGTGCCTTCGCCGGTGACGGTCACGTTGTCCGGCCCGTATACGAGGGAGAGCGTGTCTTCGGTGGTTTCGATCATGCCGAACTGGAAGCTTTCGGCTCGGGACGTGACCACGCTCAATACACGGTCGCCGCCGAACGCGTTGATGTCGCTCGTATCGCTATCGATGGTGTTGGTGACGCCATCCTCGGACAGGTAGCCGCCGTCGCGCAGCTTCGAGTCGAGCGTGGTGGTCGCGTCGGTGGGTACGGTCGCCCGGCCGGCCACCGCCCACCACATGCCGCCCGCGTATCGTCCGCCTTCGCCATGTGGCTTGCCGACGGAAACGTTCTGGGAGTCTGGAGTACCCATAAGTGTTCCTTCCTTGACGCGGGATCCGGCCCAGCATTGGATGGCGAGCAGCACCGTGTCGATGAATCGTGTTTCCGCGCCGCCCACGCGTTCGACGGTGATGAACCGTTCGGGGCGTTGCGCGGGCACGTCCAAGGACACCGGGCAACCGGCAAGTTCGGATTGTGCGGCCAGCCATTGGACGATCTGCGTTTCGATGTCCCGCATCAGCCGCCGCCTTGCAATGCCTTGAGTAGCGTGTTGTGTTTCGCGTTCGACCGTCTGGTATGCAGGTCGGTGGTTTTGACCATGCCATGTGCGCGTGGTTTCGCGCCGCCGCCGATAATTGCGTCCCCGACATAGCCTTTGGCGTTATGCATCCCGTCGCGATGGAGGCGACGTGTTTGGCGCGTTTGTCGATCTCGTTTCGCACGCCGGAGGAGGTCAATACTTCGGTCATTCCCGCACGATGTGTTTGGATTCTGATTCTTGCCATGTCTAGCCGTCGCTTCGTGTCACGGGAACGGTCATGTTCCAACCAGTCGGGGTCATGCCGCCGTCCACGGGGAACGGGTCGCCGACCACTTTGTATTTAGCCCCGCGCACGATGACGGATTGGCCGCGCAACGGTTCGCCCGTGTAGTCGCGGGGGAAGTACAGGTTGGCATCGATTTGGATGCCGTCTGGTCGGGTGGAATCCGTGGCGTTTTCACCGTTCGGCGATCCGACGAGCACGTTGCCTACGGATTCCTGCACGTTCTCGTAGACCGGGTTGTTGCCTTCGTCCACGCCGGTCTGCACCCGACGCAGTACGATGACAGTTTCGCCTCTCATCTCCGGCCTCCGATACCCGACACCGGCGTGGAAACGGCCGTTCGCGTCATGGTCGCGCCCGCCATGTCCACGTGGTAGGCGCGTTGCATGCCGACGCCCAGACGGGCTTTCTCCGCCCTAGTCAGGTAGAGGTCGCCCATCGGGTTCGAGTAGGTGAACGATTCGCTGAAACTGCCGGCGGTCTGCTGCGCGTTGGTCACGCCCAGATGATCATCGTCCACAAGCATTTTCCTGATGACCATCGCGCAGACGACGGCCTTCAATGTGCGTTCGGACGCGTCGGCCCATCTCGGGCAGGTGTCCATGATGATCTGCGTGGCGTCCTCCAGCAGCGTGGTCGCGGTCTGGCGTTCGGGGGCGGTGAGGGTATGCCAGCGTTTCTCGATGTCCCCGTAGGTGGCGAACGCCTTGAAATCGTCGGCCATGCCCGCCTCCCTTACTTGGCGATGACGTCGAACGAGCGCAACGCGGCGAGCGCCTTGTTCACGGCAACGACGATGGCAGCAGCGTCCGCCGCCGCATCCAAGTCCGCGATGGCCGCGGCCGCGGCGGGCTTGCCCGTAATGTTCGCCCATGTC